GCTAAAGCGGCAATACAAATAACGATGGCGATAAATATCGCTTTTTGCTGTTTCATGGTTAGCGTCTCCTTGCCTTTCGGCGTGTAAGAGGCTAATCTTATGTTGCTACGCATAGATGGGCCTCAAATTGATTGAAAGATCATTTGGGGCTTTCTTCTATCCGCTCCAGCACGCCAGAGACAGATAGTCTCAAGCGCCCGCCAAAAATATACCAAAGTGAAATATATATATCCATAATATTACATCACGCTACTGAATTTATTTACAGTGGGCCGTCCCTGGCTTAAGGATTAGTACTTCCAGCAGTTTTCCATGTTCAAAAAGTTTTCTCGATGAATGATGAGATAACCGGCTTTTTTGGCTAACTCCATGAATGCGTTAAGAGTCAAGACCTTCTCGCCAGGATGCAGTGTCTTTTGACTGACAGCGGTTCCATTTTCGAATGTCATTAAAATTTGCCCGTTAAATGACAAGTCAGAAATCATCGAATTGTGATAGCTTCCAGTCTTACAAATTGCCGGTAGTACTTCACCTGTAACCCACTTGCGGAACTGATGAGGAACAGAGCCTTGCTTAACAGCATCCCGACAACGAAGTACTAAGGTATACATTCCAGATTCGCTAACAATATTGGCTTTGTCATTGCCACGACTTAAGCCCTTAATTGAAGTAAGGGCTACCTCATCGTCATCAAGATTGCGTGAAGCGTTTGTTGTCTGAGTCAACCCAATAGCCTTACACACGTCAGCAGCAACAAACCACGGATCACCATCTTTATTGATTACACGGATTTCATGAGGGCCGAATTTGAATGTAGTGAAATCGCCTTCGGCTTCAATTTTAGCTATTTAGCCGTCCGTGGCCCTAAATCCGTTAAGCTACTTCAACACCGTGGATCAAATGTCTAAGTGCCTTGATGCCGTTCTCGTTGTAGCGGAAAGCCTCAACTTGCTTATCAGAGTAAGCAGATTTATCAAGGAAGAACTTCCCATGCTGCTCAGTTTTCAGATTGATAACAGTATTCCAGTTATCACGACTGAGTTACTGGCAAAGCTTTATGGCACAGAAGTAATTCGCATCCAGCAAAACCACAAACGCAATGATGATCGCTTTGTTGCTGGAAAGCACTATTTTAAGGTAATGGGGCAAGATCTGAAAAATTTGCGACTATCTTTGAGCGAGTCACAAAATCTGCGGGTTACTTTAAGTAACCTACAAATTTCACCCAAGACAAGAAGCCTTATGCTGTGGACTGAACGCGGAGCGGCCCGTCATGCTAAAATGCTCGATACTGATAAAGCTTGGGACGTATTCGAAGCGCTAGAAGATTGCTATTTCAGCCAGAAAGATACAATGGCGACATCCACCAAAACCACAACAGACGAGCGTACCCCGTTACGTGATGCTGTAAACATACTGGTGGGTAAAAAGGGGATGATGTACCCAGAGGCTTACAGTTTCATTCATCAACGGTTTAACATTACTCACATCGATCAACTGCCAGCGGAGAGAATTCCCGAAGCTATCGAGTATGTTCATAAGCTTGTATTAGATGGTGAATTCATTGGCAAAGCCGAGTTACCAGCACCAACTAAAACACAATTCAGTGATGATGAGTTGTGTAGTCTTTGTTGGTTATGGCGAGATGCTGTTGAGATGATCAGTTCAATATCTGATGTTTATCCCATTCTGAGAGCGGCAGAACATAAGCTTGAAGGTAAATATTATTCAATGTCACGTGAATATCCACGAAACATGAACATAGCCCGGCGCTTACTGGAAAGAGAGACGGCACATATTGAATGTGCATCGTTTACCGGTAGTGACTGGCGAGTATTGCATAACCTGAGAATCCCTAACAGTCCATTTTAACCCCCAAGCCACGGACGGCTTAATCAACAATCACAAGTGCAAGCACCGCCCAAGCTTTAGCGTCACAGTACATCATGTGGATTGCACTACCAGAACGTTACTTGACCAATATGTTCAGCAAAAGGCATTCCATCTTGCCCATACATATGACGCCCTAACTGAATATACTTATATTTTTCTTCTCGGCTGGCTTTCGATTCCTTAATGTTATTAACATAAATAAGAAATCTTAAGTAATCTCCCCCATCCCTTGGGATTTGTCCAATTTGAGATGCCATAGTTCCCTCTGGCATTTCAGGCATATCTATCCCTATATCTTTCCATTTCTTGGCCTCTGGAACCCATATCCCCTGCCAGTCTTCCTTAACTATTTTAGGCAATTTATGCGCCGCCTTACACTCTATCCTTCCATGCTGAGTAAGTACCTTTAAAGGGGTTCTAACCTGCATAGTTGCTGTAAATAGATAGCCTCGCAGAAGATCACCATTTATATCATTATCTAAATCCTTGTCCCTTTTCTGCTTATTTGCTAAATATTCAAACGGTGAAAATGAATTAACTATGAGGATCTTCGTTCCATCTTCACTACATTTCCCTGTATCCATTAACCAGATGACAATTCTCTTACTTGTTATTGCTTCTAGTATACGTTCATGTTCAAACGGTGATATTTTCACTTCATCTGATTTTTCTTCATAAGGACGAATATCAACTGGCGGCCCTAATACTTTTCTATTTCCATTTACCCCTGGGGTAGTTACTACACCTAAGTATTCCATTTGCTCCACAATCCGTGCAGCACGGTTATAACCAATACGGAACTGGCGCTGTACACCAGAAGCCGAAACCCTGCGCGAATCCAAAACATGTAAAATAGCTTTACCAATTAACTCATCGTAAGAATCATCAAAGTTCCACATCATTTCTTAACCTTATCAAAATCTTCCCGATGCTTCACACAATCCACTCATATGGGAAATTGTAGACGTTATGCAGACAATATATGCTATATCCTTCACGGACTTACCCCATATTTCTCTTTGAATTTACCTTCCATCATTTCACATACAGAGGCTATGAATCGTTTCTGATCATCTGGTAACGATTTCTTATCATAGCTTTTCCAACATTCCTTTATTGCCGCTCTATCGTGGCTCTTTGCTTTTTGCTCCGGTGATTCTTCGCATCCAACTAAAGCAAGCATTAACACCGTTATTAATGTTATCAAAAACAATGATCTCTTCATCACACACCTCGTTTCATTTAGGTGATAAGAGTTTAACCATTATCGGTTGCAAATCAACGCAAAATCACGTCCGTGTGGTTTGAAGGGGTTATTTGAGGAAATATTTTGATAAAACAGCCATAGCCACTGATATAACTATTCAAGCTTTGCGCCAGATCTGGTCGCGACTAATACACATAAGTGGCTGTTTATGGCTTCCTCATGTAGAAGTTCAGCAAAAACATAATGACAGGCATTGCTATTGAAAATAGTAATATGGTCAAAACCCATACCTTAAGATCACCAATTTTCTTCTCTAAGCCACCAATTTTCGTGTCTACTTTTGAAATTTTCAGGTCTACTTGTTCTTCGGTTGGCCTTTTTGAAATCTTGCTATCTAGTTCTGTCACTTGCTCAGAGCTTGCTTTCTTCTCTACAGATGAAGAGAGGTTATCTATTTTTTGTAATATTAAAGCAACGTCGGTCTTCATTGTACCAACATCATTGGTGACTGACTTTAGGTCAGACACTTCATTTTTCAGTTCCTGAATTTCGTTTCCCTGTGCAACATTCATCTTTAATTACCTCATAATACAAAAACAGGGCCATTATTGTCCCATGATTTAGTTAACGCCTACCGTATGTGGCATTCCAAAGCGGAGAACCTGTTTTGGTTAACTGTATCGTTATGGCTTTATCTATCGCGCCATTGATTTGCTTTGTAATACCGGACATATCGATAGAAGCTTCGTTAGAACCTTTCTGCTGAGAACCTCCATCAATATAAACATTGGTTTGGACTGTTACACCACCAGCCGCAGGAACTAATCCATACCGAGGAGCAGGCTGTAATATCTGACTATTTGGCACTTGAGCACCGCCAACATAACCCCCATTCGCATATCCCTGTGCGCTATGCATCATAGAGTACAGATTACCTACACCAATGCGGTTTGTCGCTTCTTTCGTAAATACAAATTCGCCACCGTGAACTATACCTCTCGGCTCAAACTTACCACCGGGGCCGGTATAACCACCGCTAGCCATTCCAGGCAGAGAGAAACCAAAAGCACTAGCACCCATCTCTATCGACTTAAACACCAGCATCTGAGTGATCATCTGGGTTATCTGCTTAAGAACCGATGTTGCAAAGTCTTTGAATCCAGCTTTGCCTGTTGTCAGAAAATCGCTAAACACATTCCCCATACCAACAAATGAATTTTGAGCAATGCTAGCTACGTTGCCGTAAACGTTAGTTGTCGTATCCTGATAATCAGCAAACCCTTTCTTGAAACCTAATTCCCAATTACCACGGAGTTCATCTTCTTTTTTGTAGCGATCGTCCTGTGCTGCTTTCATTTTATCGAAATCAGGGTTTTTAGAAGATAGCTTGAGTTGCTCCCTTTCTCTGTTTCTTTGCCCTTCCCTATCGCTAACGCCCGCACTACTCAATATTGAATTAGTAGCCGCTTCTTGTTGAGCAATGAATTTAGCGGCTGTATCTCTCATCGAATTGAGTTGCTTCTGCTTCTCAATTTGATCACCGATATAAGCAAGCTTTTCTCTTTCGGCAAGAATAGCGTCTTTACTTAAAAGAAGTGATTTCTCATCTTCTTTCAATTTACGCGTCTTAGATGCTTCTTCTAATATTGAGAATTTTGCTTGCTCTGTCCATAGTTGCTGACGCTGAGTACTGATAACATCGTTTGCTGATTTGTGATCTTCTAGAACCTTTAATTGAGATTGTAAAGCCAATAACTCCCTACTTGCTGCCTCTTGCACCTGAGTACCCACAGGTATGTGATACCTTTTTTCTTTCGGAGTTTTGGAGTCAGCATACTTGCGTTCGATTTCAGTTTTATACTCTTGGTATTTTTTCTCTCCAAGGATCTTCCTGTTCAAATTAAGTTTGGTTAACTCTTCATTGTGTTTATCTTCCTTTGAAGCAAACTCTTTCGCGTAACGCTCGCGAATTTCTATATTTTTCTTTTCTTGTTCTTGTGCAGCATTCCATCCAGCTCTACTTTCATTCACCCAATTTTGTTCTTTTAATTGCTGTTGCAAGCTTGCTAATCTTTCTTTAATGCTATTTATCTGAAAATCCGGCATCCATATTTTATCGGCTGTTTTCAGTTGTTTTTGAAGCTCCTCTATTTGATCACCTAAAGATACTTCCCTACCAATGTCTTTCATGGCATCTATTGCCCACAGTGTGGCATCTTTGATACCAAGCCATCCTTTTTCTATATAGCCAAGATTATCCCTGACCTCATCAGTTCTTGAATTAACAGCGTTAGAATATGCCTCCATTGCCACTTTGGCAGCATCCGTTGCCTTACCTTGATTTTCAAGATTAATGATTTGCTGGAGCTGTGACGCACTTAAATAGTGCAATGACTTATCAAGCTCCATTGATGCCTTGACCGATTCATCTTTCAGACGCTGGAACTGCTTAACTGTTTCATCGACCGATTGCCCTACAGCTTTCTCCATCTTCGCGGCAGTTTTCGCAACCATTTCAACCGCGCCACCAGAAAATGAACCTGAGCCGACGACTTTCGCTAGAACGCCAGCCATATCGCCTTGTGTGATTCCGTTACCAGACATTGAACGGGCTAACTGACTGAGTTGTGATGCTGTCTTACCCGCATAATTGCCCGTGAGGATTAGCTGTTTGTTGTATTCAGTAAATTCCTCAGAACCTTTATATGCAGCTATGGCAAGTGTTGTAACGGCTCCGGCAACACCCAATAAAGCAGCTCCCCTTAGTGACATCAGTTGATCAATCAGCCCAGACCGGTTAGCAAGCGTAATACCGGAGCCACGCAACGCCCCGAAGTTCCCACGTGCCAGTTCACCGACCATCACACCCAGTTCTTTACGAGCTGCCGCTGTTTTCAGACTAAAATCATGTGTTGCATTACCGACTTTCGATAGTTTTTTAATATAGATATCAGCAGCAGAGCTAACATTAAGTTGAGCGGCGCGATACTTTAATAGCTCCTGGCGGCTCATGTTTTGCGTTGCAACTTCGTCTCTTAACTTTGCAAGAAATGCCTGTCTTTCTCTGTGCGCTCTTTCTGCCGCCGTTGTTGCATCCCGCTCTTCTTGTGCTTGTTCTGCTAGTGCTCTCTTTAATCCCCTTGCTGCTATTTCTGCGGCTTTCTTTTGCTCTACCGCTTTCCGTTCTGCTTCCTCTTGGCGTTTAATTTGGGTTATCAAAGGGGTCATTTCCTTTGATATGCCAAGCTGCGCGGCTTTATATTCCAGCATCTGGGATTTTGAAGCTTTGTACAAGAAAACTTGTTCGTGAAGTTTCTGAGCTAAGTCACTACGGGCTTTGTTTAACCTGTCTGCATTGATTAGAGCTGCTTTGCCTGCCTCTGTTTCAGCCTGGGCAAATCGACCAAGCCGGATTTCTGTCGATGCTAATATTTCTTGGTAATTTTTATAATCATCATCCGGGACACTTCCTTCTTTCCATAACCGATTAAGGCGCCGTTGAGTCTCATTTAATTTGTTAAGAGCTGCCGTTGCGGGGCTAATTTTTTTAATGAGCTTTTGGAATGACTCAGCTTCTTTAGATACACCCTCTTCCTCATCTTTAAGACGTTTCAAGTGCTCTTCACGGATTTCAGCACCAACTTTAAAATTGTCATTAAGACCCGTTGACGCCTTACTTGCTTTTTCAGCAACAGATTGAAATTTATTTAGCTCCTGATTTCCGCGTTCCAAATCAGATGTTTCAAGCCTCAGAGAAATAGTTGCTATATCAGACATGCTGACCTCAGATGTAAAAAAACCGCAATTAAGCGGCCTAGAAATGAAAAACCCGCGCGGGGCGGGTTAGCTATATAACTTATCTTTACTTATGATGTTGACTAGATGTTGGCAAGGTTCCATTGCTAGTTTCATTTTCGAACCCCACAGAGCCATGTCATACTGATCTAATCCTATGGCACTCCAAGGCAAAACACCATTAATTCCGTGACCATATGGTGTTAACACATCTACAAATTGTTTTTTTGTGCAGTCATAGACCCCGACTTCGCCGATTTTTATCATTCCTTGAGCCCATAACCGACCACCTAGAATTGTTTGTATATGGTCACATATTAAATAGTCATGTTTCAAAAGTAGACACTTATATATTTGTTTAGCAGCTCCAACACCTTGATAGCTGCTTAGTATTTCAATGCCTCTTATCTGTTTGCCTGTTTTCAGTGCGCCGCCATCATAAAAGTTAAAATCATTAAATGCTACTCTGCCAATCAGTAAATCTTCACTTGGTTGATGCATACCTAATGACAATAACTCCTCGATTATCTGCCATTCTTTTAATCTTGCATTCTTTAGTGTAGTTGCATGCTCAGAATAGAAATCCTCTGTTCCACATCCCATTGCTACTAGCTCGCAATAGTAATCAAACTCACCACCAATTAATGCGTACTCAGTCACTTTGACTAAGTCACCATCAGAAGATAGGTAATAATATGTATCTATTTCTGTCTCTGAAGTGCTGAAAGGCTTATGCTTTAAGTTCTTAGAATAACTTTTGGTGAAGTTTGGAGCCAATTCCTTATCTCCAGTTTAGTGAGCAAATAATCTATTATACTGTGACATATAACCCATAATTGAAGATTTGATCAGCTCTATCGCGCTATCAGCATCTGTGCATAATTCAGGGTATTGTGCTTTAGGATCGACTATGACATTAATCTTGTTACGCCTGTATGATAATTCAGCGAAAGGAACAACGTAAAAATCATCGCTTTTTTTATCGTTACTTATCGTCACGATGAATATTTGCCGATTAAGATCGTGCCTGAAACTTAATCGTCTAACGGAGAATTCCTTCTGTGATAGTTCATCAAAGAAAGAATCAATAACTTCTGTCGAGTGGCTAATAGTCTGTATAGATCTGGTATGCTCAGTTCTCATATAGCCCCCTAACGTTATGAAATTAAAGTAAATAGATGATTGGCATTTATCTCATTGATAAATTACCTTAAGGTAATCATAGTGGCATCTTGCCATCAAATCAATAGCATTAACTATATTACTGTTGTTTCGCTGACCATCATTTTTTCATACTCACCAGTCTGCGCTTACCGCTCACCAGTTCATTAGTCCGTTGATCATCAGCATCGATAACGGCATCGTACTCTTCACGAGTAAAGCCTTTCTCATCGGGAAATTTGGCTTTCAGCATCATCTGAAACTCGGTCATGGTTAACCGTTCGGCTTCCTCTCGTGTCATATTGAAGTGGGCGCGTGCTGCATTGATATATTCAATAGCTTTAAACTGATTGGAATACGCTTCCGTGCCTTCATGTCGTTGGAACCTCCTGATTTCAACCTTACGTGCGTGTGAAGCACATAAAAGAAAGCCTCAGTGAACACCGAGGCTAATTAACTATTTTCTGAATGCATGATTATTAGAGCTTCACGCTCCATCACTCTAATATCATTAAACACAGTTGCGCGGTCATTTACGCCGATTAAATCCATAACTGAATGTAAGACATTGTAATCAAGTCCTGTTGCACCGGCCGCACCCACACGCCATTGCGTAGACATGGCTTGAAATGTCAGAAATGACTCCCATACATCCGGCCAGACTTCAACGTCGTCAGCGATATCACCGAGCATTTCCAATTCAAATTCGGATTGGGGTTTTGTATATAGTGCCCGCGCAACCGCAATTAGTTTTTTTCGCGGAACAGGCCAAGGGACTGGTAATAAGTGGTAATTATTGCTTCGTAAGCCTGTGGATAATTATCAAGCAATGTATCCAGATTTTCTTGATTAAATTCGTGCTCCTTAAATCCCCATCCATTCGCAATAAACATAATGAATCTATCGTTCGTCATGCCATCCTGTTTTCCCATTTCAGCCAGCTTACTCAACGGATAATGTTTGAATTCAAAAGTTAATTCACCTTCACCACCACCCGGTACGGTTATTTTCACCACTTCTTTAAATGTTGGATTTGGATTTAATGTAATCTGACTCATTATTCACCTGTAAATTATTAGCATCGGTATCTGAATTTGGCTTTGTTACTGTTTTATCAGTATCAAAGGACTCCCCAGATACCGTAGTTACTTTTTTGCTGATCTCACATAGATCATTTGCTTAGAACGCAGCGAGAATTTCACATCAATGTTTTCAACCTCGTTGATAGCCGTTTTCGGGATTTCTTGATATGAAACCGTGGCATTAAAATAGCGATCATGACCGGCTTTCTTATTAAAGAAATAGACTGTCACCAGTTCCTTACTTTCATCAAAACCAATCAGTAGATTGTGAGCATGTAATGTCGGGTCATACGCAAAATTGAACGTCATCACTACCGCGTTCTTGAACGTATCTACGTTTTGAGCTTGGTCATCTTCAAGGAACTGGACAGTTGTCGATTGCTGGTCCCCGCCCTCAATACTTACCGTTAAAACCTGCTCAATTCGGGTAAATGCAACAACCTTCTTAATTGTTCCAACAGAACCACCGGGTGGAAAATTATCTTTATCCGTTGTGTCCATCCCTTCAAGCGTAACCGACGTTCCTGACGCCGCTTTTACGCGAAACGCCCCTTTCATTTTTGACCAACCAGAATCAACCTGTACGATATCACCCGCTTTAATCTCGTTTAAATTATCTACCGTCAGAACGACTTCTTTGTCATTAGTCGCCGCCGTAATATTTGCAGCTTCATCAAGTTTATTTGAAATATAAACTTTCGAGCCATTGGGAATGTTAAATGCCATGTTTCCACCTCGTGTCGCGTGAGCGACCATGTTGATTATATTATCGGTTAACATCAGCGCGATACGGCACGCTAACCGGGGTTATGTAATTAACATGATCTTGAATACTGGGATGAACTGTTGGTTCACCATTGAAATAAACTTTGAAATCACCATCAACGATTTCATGTCCATTTTTTAACAAATTACACAATTGTTCAGACATGAATAGCGCTTCAACTTCACCATCTCCGGCTTTTGTGACAACATTAACTTGCACAATCCCGCGATATATTTGCATATCTAATGCAAGGCCAATATTATCCGTCGCGGCGGGTATAATGTGGCACTGTAAATACACTTTTCCGGTACTTGTGAATTCAATATTCGAATACTCAATATGAAAACCATATTTATCCGCCCAGTTTCCGACATAAGCTTTAATGAGACTGATTATCTTTGATGTACTCACTTATTCACCTCACTCGCTGCATCTCTGAACATGCTTGCAGCCTCCTCCGCTGTTATCCTGATCATTCCATTTGGGGCTTGTGACGAGTGACCAAACTCAAGCTTATATGCATAAGGACGATTATTCGTGAAATAAATAGCTTTCATACCAACCTTAAACTGATCAATCATTAAATTACCAACCGCTTTTGTCATATTGCCCTTTTTATCAATACGATTAGTTTCTCCCTCCGCAGGTTCATTAAACGATACTTGCCAGTTACCACGAAATGCTCCGCCGGTATAACCAGGTGGCTTGTAGTAATCCATACTATCATTGACACGAGCCCGATTTTTAAGCCATTTTCTTTTTGGCGTAAGATTATCGGGATCTAATCTGAGCATTTCGTTATGTTCAAAGACAGCCTCATTATAATCTCTCGCCGTTTTGTTCACTTTCCACAACTCAGGGTTTCCCACTGGCGATATATCCACAAGCTTTGCAAGAATCCTCATACTTGCAACTTTAACGACAGCTTCAGTATTTTTCTGGCATTTATCTACAAACGCATTAATCGCTTGCATAAATTGAGTGGAATCAGACATATTATTTTCTCAGTTGTGCACGATAACAAATAAGCGTTTCAGCAGGCTTTGACGGATTGTTATTTACAACGCGATATTTATCATTATCGACAGTGACAATATCACCCAATTTAATTTCTGTTTCACCCGTAAATACAATGCGAATATCTCCGGCAAGAATCAATTTGCCATCAATTTCATTAGCCTTGTAATCGGTCTTAATGCCAATGGGTTTAAACGAACGATCCGGTTCATAATGCTCAATGCCATTAATTACTTTTATCTTACCTTTGCGTAAGAGCTCGAATTCCATACCATATTTTTTAATAAGCTTATCAGCTGTCTTACGCATTCGCGGATAGAACTTAGAGCCTATCCCAATAGGGTTTTGTTCCAAACTATAATCCCGCACGCAAAATGTAACATAGCTTCATAGTTTTCG